ATCCTATACACTTACTTATAAGTGACTGTATAACTCCTTTATACATTCTAGGTGCAGCCATTGAATAACTCATTTCAACACGAGTTGTATCAGCCATAGGTCTTGTCATGTTTTCAGACATTTCCCATTTAAGCATCATGTCCGAACCTACAACTTTAGCTCCTTCGTATAAAACTTCAATTGATCTTGAAACTCTATCGAAGTTATCATTTGCCGGAGGATTAAAAGCATCTGTTTTTTCAATAGCTTTTTCTAAGCCATTATCAGTTCTTTTAATTTTAAACACTTGATCAGTATAAGTTTTGTACTCAAAGTACATAACCTGAACAGTATTGTAGTCGTAGTTTTCAAAGCCTCGTATAAGTCTACGGTTACCTGGTGATTTTTGGATTCGTTCTAATTCCTCATCAGAAATGTGAGGAAATTCTTTTTTAAGCTCTGGTATGGTTATAGATTTAACTTCACCTACATAATATATGTCATCAAAGTTTGGATCTTCGGTATAAGACCATACACAATAAGCGGGATCAACATATTTAACTACTATGCCTTCTGCTGGATTAAACGATGTTTTTGTAATACCTATTCCAATATTAACTAAATCTTGATTTACTCTAGATTTTGTTAAATCAAATTCATTAGTAGCTAACACTGTGCTAATTGCTTCTTCCTCAGCTATTTCTATAGATTGCTTGTAAGATAATTGCATGTGCAATTCCATTTCTTCTTTGCTCTCGGGAAGTTCGTTTTCTTTTAAAGGTGACTTACTATAGTCTCCTGGCATAACCTCAGTAGCCAACGCTCTCGCCTCAATAGTATTCATGTCAAACATAATATTTTGAGCATACTGAGTTCTTTTATCTAAAGATTCAGGGTCTTGAGCATACGATGTAATATCATATTGCTTTTGTGTAATACCATTAGCTACTATATTAGAAAACTTTGAAAGTATTGGCACTGGTGTCCAATCTAAATTAAGATAAGACAAATCACCATTAATAGCTAATTCATCCTTATATTTTTGCACACTTTGTTCTCCTCTGGCATATAGTCTTAAATTATGAAAGTTATTCCAGTTAGAAGCATACCTATTAGAACCGCTTCCCCCATAATTAAACCACTCCTGTTCAATAGCTCGTGAAACCTGCAATCCATATTCTATAGTTGCTTTCTCAGCATCACTTACTACTTGATCCGGAAATGGGCTATTAGTATTTGTACTTACATTCATTTATTACATTATTTTTGAAGTAGTTCCCTCGTTATTGTATTTTTTAAAACCTAAGTTAATCTTATTAACTGTTATAGCGCCTTTTGGGCTATATCTATGTTTGTTACAAGCCATTAAAGCTAAGCCTGAACTTATTGAAGCATCGTGCTTTGTTCGATTATTTATATCAAACTTAGCCCAATCTTCTAATGTTCTTTGCAAATAAACATCTCCATAGCCTTCTTTAGTTATGCCTACAAAATCTTCTATGTAAGTTTCAATCGCGGAAGCGTGAGCTTGCTTTATATCTTCACTTGAATTGGGTATTCCACCTACTTCTCGTTCTGATAAAGATAACTTGTTATATGTTTTATCTGGTCTATTAATACTAAAGCCTCTGTATCCTCTACGCTTTAAATAATAAAGCAATCTAGGTTTATTATTTTCACAAAGTATTGGCATACCATAAAATACGCAAGCCATTAATACGTCTTCAAAAAACATTTCAGCTGTTGAGGGTCTGGCTATATATTCTAAAAAGAAATGATTAGGAGGTACATCCTCCATTGAAAACTTAGTTAATCCATGAAGTGCTCCGTTAGAACCACCACCACCAACAACACCGCTAATATCATAACTATCGCAGCCAAAAGCTCCCATGTGTTCGTTACCTGGATGTTTGTTACCATTCTTTATTATTACGTGATTTTGTATGTTTTGATCCGGTATCCAAGTTATATAAAACCTGCCGTTTTTATTAGGATAAAACATTACCCTAGTATCTTTAATTCCGTTTTCCCATTGAAAGTTACCTTGAGTAACCATCGTGTTATTTTTTAATTCATCGTTATAATCTATCTGTTGATAGATCTTTGTTAAGTTAAATAACGATTGTTTTGCTTCATCTCTAAAAGCATGAGCTTCTGTTCTCGGGAACTGTCGATAATATTCATTAAGCGCATCTGGATCATCTTTTAATCCTTCTACTTCATTTTCCCAATGATCAATAACACCATCTTCTATTTCGTCTCCATGTGGTCCGAATGTCTCTTCTTTTGGAACATCAAACACAGGATAGCCGTACTGATCAATAAAACCCTCATAATTCCATTCCATAGGAATAAAAAGTTTGTATAGCCCCGTTTTAGTTTGACCGTTCTTGTTTCTAGTAGATGCGTCCGATCCATTATATAATTTTTTAAAGTTTGCTCCGCCTTTGTCTAAAGCGTTTGACGTTGAGCCCATCATACATTTACCTACTATTCTACTACCTAATCTTAAACAAGTTTTTGTAACTCGCCAGTTATTAAGTATATTTGTAGGTCTTTCCCATTTGCCACTTTCATCGTGAACTAATAGTTTTAATTTTTCTCCATCATAACTGTTATCTCCTGTATTCTTCCAGTCAATAGTTGTGTCTAGCCCATCAAGATCAGCAGCTACATTGTTGTCATCTAATTTTCGTCTTGTAAATTTTGATGCAGGTACTCTATAAGCTAATTCTGTTTTGGGTCTATCCATACCATCTTGGATAGGTTTAAAAAAGAACGGGTAGTTAACACTAATGGGTACAACCTTGTCGGTGAACATTTTCTTAGCATCGGCCCCAGATTTGGACAGAATGCCGAACCGTGAATCACTTGATATTGTAGCCAAGTTAACGGTTTCACCTGATGCCATGAACGAAAATCCTGAACGTCTGTTCTTGAGATATGACATGCCGTAACATCTGCTATCTGCTTTGCAAGCTTCCCAGAATATAAAGAATAATCTGTTTGCTTCTCGAAAGTCTGGCTGCCCAACATCAATCTTTGACCATTGCAAGTACATGTAATGAGTACCAGTAATATAAGTATCCACCCCTTTATTAATAAACCAGTAACCTGTTTCTCTTCTGTTAAATTCTTCATCTATATAGGCGTGCCATTTTTCATGAAAAGTATTTGGGTATTTTAACCAATCTGCCTCGCTCTTTATTCTACTTAATTCTTTAGGGTATTCTTTTGCTTCCCATTTATTATTGCCAAGATCTTTTGAATTCTCAACTTTAGGTAAAGCAATATGCAAATCGCCTATAAGATATATTTCGCCTATTTTACCAGTCTTACTTATTACGACAAGATCATGTTCTTTATCGTAACCGTAAACCCATTTTGCATAACGATTCTTTTTTTTAATCGCATGAGGTTTTATATAGTCTTTGACTATTGTATATAGTTGTTGTTGATATGCCATTATTTAGATCTCCCCTCTGCAAAGCCTTTAAACACTGGTTTACTAGAATCACCGATTGCTTCGTTAATCATACCTTCCTCTTCCTGGATTCTATTAAGAATTTCAAAAGCATCGAATATGCAAAGCTTTTTAGTAGCGGCAGCGTTTTTAAGTCTGTCAGCTGATATATCTTCTTCTGAGTCAACGATCTTTTCTTTCGCTACCTTTACTAATTCTTTAATTGCTTCCCGCCCAGCGGCTATTATACTCTTCTTCGTTTCTATCGAGTTCATACTTTATAACAATATCATTTGATTTCATACAGTACATAACTTGATTGTCTATAACAAATTCCCATTCGCTATTAGGTGTAAATCCAATTATGTCTCCTGGATTGATTCCAGACTCCTTTAAGGAGTTATTACCTATTTTTAGTATACCAATAAGATCTGCAGTTTTTTGACTGCTTAAAAGGTCCTTATTTTTGACAGGGGCAACAAAGCACCTATCTCCAAATGAATTCCAAGATTTATCTTTTTTATATAAGTATACTTGATCTATAGCGCACATAAAAAGATCATCTTTTAAGAATGACCTGCTGTTCTTTTTAATTCCTTTCATGTCATAGAATACTCTAAACACATTATGATGCACAACTATTAGATCACCTTTTTTTATATGTGTTGCAAATGCTGCAGGTGTTTCCACTACTTCAGCTATATTGTTAACGTGTTTAAAACTTTCTATAGAGCTATTTGTTATAAGGGTTTGCTCTCCGACCTTAACCTCATTATCATATCTTTTGCCTACTGGGCGTATGATAAAATCATATATGCTCCTCATTAATACTCCAAGTCATACTCAACGGATATTGCCATGTTAGAATTAAACTTCTTCCATGGCATTACCTCGTCTACTTTTTTTATAAATATATTATAAGAATTATCAGACTCTTCAAACATTATATGAGAAATTTCGTGACCGCCGTAAACTGTCTGTTTAACAGAGTAATGCATAGCTTCGTTCTTGTAGTCAGCCCCGATACTAATCTTTCTTATAATATTATTCATAAGATTATTCTTTAGGAGCTACAACCTCTTCATAACTTCCATCAAGTAAGTTGATATTAATAGGTCCGTATTTCGCTTCAATAGCTTTCTTAGCTTCTTCCATATCTTTTTCAAGCATATTAACTTGATAGATAGCTTTAGCTTTTTGAACTTCCATTGCACCTATAGTATTACAATGTTTTTGTAATTCACTATTTAAGTGCTTTACGTTTTCTAACTCCTCTTTAGTAATAACTTTTACTGCGTCTTCTACTTGTGATTTCATTTTTTTTACTTTACTCATGTTGATTTAATTTAATTATTAATGGTTATTTATTTATTACGGTTAGCTTTAACTCTCGCTGTATTTGCTTTTTTCCTTTTATTTATCTCTGCTTGTCTATCGGATATTGTAGCTTTGCGCACCTTTTCTTTTGCATTTACCTTAGTAGCCTGTTCCTCAGAAAAACCAGTTGTCCTGCCTCTATTGTAAGGTGTATTCATTGCCGCCGCTACATTGTCACTTAATCTAGTAACGCTTGAAGTATTGGGTTTTCCGGAAATAGGATTACTTGGTGACAGACGATGGCTTGTATCACCTTTGAAATTAGGATCGTCAGTTAATTGAGTACTTGAATGGCCCCCAAATCGCATGTTATGAATATTTGATCCCCTTACTTCGTACATTGCTTTTGGCCGTGGTGCTCCTTTAGCAATCTCTATTTTTGGAGATTTTGTGTCAGGTCCTAAATGCTTAATGCCTTCTGGCTGAACATTACGTGCACCAAAGTTATCTATGTTAGTAACCTTAACGTCTTTTGATTGGCTCATTTTAGTCCAAGCCTTGTCCTGTGCAATTCGATCTTTTTCGCTTTTAGCGGCATAAGCCTTGTTCCCTTCTGGAGTAAACTCAGTTTTCTTTATTGTAGGCGTAGTCGTTGTTTCAGTCCGACGCGTGCCTTCCTGGCCATCTTCCCCGGTAATTCTGCTTTTTGAACGTGTAACTTCTGGGGTTCCTGTTGAGGTAGTTGTTTTTGTTTTCCCCTTCTTTTTTTTATCTTTATCCCCTGGTCCTGGTACTGCCATAATTTATTTTTTAGTATAATCTAGTTAATGTATATTCTGCTTCTAAATCTTTTGAATACTTTAGAATAAGAGTATCTTTGTCTTTTAATATGTATTCTATTATTACTGAATAACCGTTTTGTTCATTATTCAATTCTGTTGTAAATTTATTTTTGTCGCGACTAATTATATCTTCAGTTAT